AGAAGAATAATAACTGTATATTGTTTGGTACATCTAGCATTTTAAGTACTGGCATAAACATTAAAAACCTTCATCATCTATTTCTAACAAGTGGTGGTAAAAGTAGTATAAAATTAAACCAGAGTATTGGGCGTTTACTTAGACTTCATGCAAGTAAAAATACTGTCAATATTTGGGATATAATAGATGATTTAACTATACAAATGAAATCAACACTTCATAAAAACTATTTCTTTAAGCATTTTGAGGAAAGATTAGCAGAATATATGGATAACGAATATGAAATTGATGAAAAAGTTATACAACTATAGAAAAAGTTAAGTCAAAATTAAGGGTCTTTGTGGTACAATCCGAAATCAAGAAATAAAGGACTAAAATGTATAGTAATATTCCAAATGATATAGCAGAAGGTATGCGTTCTAAAATACTTAGTTATAGTGAAGAATTGTCATCAGGTGTTATTCCAAAGAATAACTTATCAGTTATTAAACAACAATATACTGCTCTTACTTCTCTTAGATTTCGTAGGAAACTACCAACGTGTGCTGCAAAGCGTATTGCAAAACACTTAGTTAATGAATACTTTGAACACGTAATTTCTGAAATAAACAAATAATAAAGGAAAAAAAATGTTAAACAAAAATACACAAACAGTCGTTAATCAACTAAAGGATATTAGTCCTTCAGTTATTTTTACTTACCCTATTACGGGTATTCGTGATGCTTCAAAAACAATAATTGCATTTGTTGAGTTAGACAAATTAGGTGAAGAAGAATTTGAAGAATTTGGAGTTATTAAAGTACGAGAGTTTATGGATTTACTAAACATTGCTGGTGATGCTGATATTACCAACGATGATGGCGTTTTAACTATTAAATCAAAAGATATTAAATGTAGATACGTTACAACTGATTTAGATGTTCTTGAAGATAGTTTTAGAGCTAGATCTACTATGTTAGCAAAAGTAGAAGAAACACCATCAGCTAGTACATTTACTATTACTGCAAATGAACTTGATAAAATAAAAAGAGTAAGTGCATTACTTTCACTCGAAAATTTTACTGTTATTTCAAAAAATGATGAAGTGTTAGTAACTGTTGCAAATTCATCAATTAATAGTAAATCAGAATCAAATGATTTTCAACTAATATTTTCTGATAGTATAGTTGTTGATGAATGTAGTGTATTGTTAAGTGTTGCTAATATCCGAAAACTACCATCCGGTAACTACGATGTTAAAATTGCAAAATCTCCAAACGGTAATGTTATAATTAGATTTGTTAGCCAAAATATTGCTGGACTTACAATATTCATTGCTACAAAAACAGAATCTAACTAAACATACTAAACACTAAACACTAAGTAATAAATATACTATACAATACGAGGCTTAATATCGTTCTAATCGTGTTAAGATACTATTGTTCTTGAAATATTACTAAAACTGTTAAAAACTGTTAAAATATTACACACTGCTACCCTGCCATTTTGGTTAAAAACATTTTAAAATAATTATAAAAGGTATAACATGAACTTTGATTTCTCTTGGGAAGACTTATCTAAAAACTTACAAGCTAACGCTGGTGTCTCTAAAAAGTGGGAACGTGATACTCGTTTCTGGAAACTTTCTAAAAATGAAAATGGAGATGGTGCTGCTATTATTCGTCTACTCCCTGATGCTCCTGGTGCTGATGGTAAACCATTTGTAAAAATGTTTCACTATTCTATTAAGAAATATAATGCAGTAAATCCTAAAAAACCACTTTGGTTTATCGCTAATTCTCCTGAATCAATCAATATGGATTGTCCAGTAAAAGACCATTATCTTAAGCTAATGGCTGAAGGGACAACTGAAGCAGAAAAAGAAGCTAAAATTTATAAACGTCAAACTAAATTCATTGCCAATATTATGGTTGTTAAAGACCCTGCTAATCCTGAAAACGATGGTAAAGTATTTCTATGGGAATTTGGTACAAAAATGAAAGATAAAATTCTTGCTTGGTTGAAACCATCAGACGAAGAAATTTCAATGGGAGAAGAAGCTAAAGCATTGTTTAATCCATTAAATGGAAATAACATTAAACTTAAAATTAAAAAACAAGGTGAATTTTTTACCTATGATGGTAGTGAAGTAAATAGTACTACGACATCTTTATTTGCTGATAAAGAAACAGCTGTTAAATTTATTGATTCATCTACATACAAACTAAGTGAGTTCTTACAACCAGAGTTCTATGAATCATATGAAGTGTTAAGTGAACGCTTTAATAAGTTCTTAAGTGGTAAAGTTTCTGAAGATAAAGAAACTAAGGCTGAAGCTAAGACTGAAACTAAGGCTGAAGTTGTTAAAAAGACATCTGAAGTTGATACATCTAATACATCTAATGCATCTAATGAAGAAGATGAAGATAAATGGCTAGAAGATTTATAGCTAAATAGTGCCTCTTTCGAGAGGTATTAATGTAGATATATTATTCAAAACAACAAAGGAAATAAATGATATTAATAGATTTTAGCAATTTAACACACCGTATGGTATTCGCTGCTATTAGTAATGCAGAACGCAATGGTGACTTACCAAAACTCTCAAAAGGTAAAAAACATAACACCCAAGAACTAAAACCATTTTTTCTACATCTATTGTTTAATAACCTTAAATATGTAAAAGAACATTTTTCTCTTCGTGATAACGAAGAGATTGTGTGTTGCTTAGATAGTTCTAGCTGGCGTAAGGACTTCTATCCAAAATACAAACATAAACGTGCAGATGTTCGTGACCAAACTTCAATTATATGGTCAGAGTTTTATGAAGTAATTAATGAAACTGTTGATATTATAACTAAATATTTTCCATTTATAGTGTTAAAAGTAGATAAAGCAGAGGGTGATGATATTATGGCTGTATTAGCTAAAAAATATCATAACGAAGAACGTATATTATTGATTACAGAAGATAAAGACTTTAGACAATTATTAGAATATAATAATGTACAACTATACCGTCCTATACTAAAACAATATGTGAATTTAACACCAGAAGAACTAATCAAATGGAGAATAGAACATATTTTACTTGGTGATAAAATTGATGGTATACCCACTATTAAAGAAGACTCTGAATTTACAGTTGATTTTATTAATTATTTAAAAACTAATAATATATTAGAGCATACTGTTTATAATTTTATGAAACATTCAGATGCTAACAATATTATGGAAGCTTATACTGGTGTTGATAAGTATGGAGTTATTAATATATTTAAAGCACCAGGATTTGGAGAAGTTAGTGCAAAACAATTTGTAGCTACTGGTTTACTTAAAAATCTTAGAAAAAATAAAATATGGAAAGAAGGGTTTAGACGTAATAGAATGTTGGTACAATTTAAGTATATACCAAAAGATATTGAAGATAATATATTAGAACAATTTGAAGATGTTAGAGCTACACAAAATAGTGTAAATTCAGATAAAATAGTAGAGTTTTTTAAGTCAAATTCACTAAAACAACTGGCAAATAATGTTGATGCATTTTGTGATATAACAGAATATAAAATTAGTCTAGATGATTGGTTTTAAATACCTTGTCCTAATATCATTTCTCTAAATGAAGAAAAGTTATTAGTAGATAATTTATAGAGACCTTCTAACTCATTTTGATTTGGATATTTTTGTATTATTTCTTTCTCTTCTTCTGTAAGTATCTCAGTTTCTTTTATTATTTGTTTTCTTGATAAAATGTTAAATGCACGTTTTATTGCTATAATATTAGTATATTTGTTCATTGCTCATTGTTACCTCTTACCTTTAGGTGCTCTATATATTATTTATAAAGGTGATTTTAAGTGTCTTTTAAGGGATTTTGTGGTATAATACGGTAAAGAAAAAGCAGGAGAGATAAAATGTTAAAAAATATATCAGAACTAAAAGAACATTTTTCAAAAGTTGAAGATCTTCTTCACAATGAAAAATATAATGCAGATTGTAAAGAACGAGCACAAATAGATGATATATCTTACAATATTCATATGTGCATACAGACATTAGAAGCACTAGAAACACTAGAATCACTAGAAAAATCATCTGAAGATATGTAATGCTTGATGCTATTAATGTAAAATATTGGGAGATGTGCCATAGTTCTGAAGATCTTGGTGTACATAGAGATAATGATTATAATGCTCGTTGTGATGTTTGTGGTGATAGTAAGAAACGCAAAAAACTAAAACGTTTACATTTATATAAAAAATCATCATATGAGAATGATTCTATTAAATGTATGAACTGTAATGCTACGTTTACTATGTATTCATATTTGAAAAAGCAACACACACACTTACTTGCCCCTTATATACAAGAAACAAGCATAAACACTCTAAACACTCTAAATTCATTTAAACCTATCTCTATAGATTCAGCAATAAAAATAGAGGAAGTTAAAAAAGTTGAGAAAACTAATAAACTCTTTACTTTTGAACGACCAAAAGAATTAATAAGCCCAAACTCTGAAGTAGCTTCTTATATTAAATCAAGAGGTTTTACAAGAGAAATTTTAAAACATCATAAGATTAAGTTGTTTCTAAGTAAAGGAATGGTATCATTAGGAAAAGGAAAAGAAGTAAATTTAAAAGATTATATTGTTATACCACTAGTTGAAAATGAGAAATGGTATGGTTTCTATAGTCGTAGCATACATAATAAAATATTTTATACATATATTCCTGAAGAAAATACTGGCTATAAGGTATGGAATTATTTTGATGTAAACAGAAAAGATACTGTTTACATATTTGAAGCTATATTTAATGCACTTTCAACATCTTTAAATTCTATTGCTTGTCTTGGAAGTGATATTGATTCAGAACGTTTAAAGGAACTATCAAAACCAGTATTTTGTTTTGATAATGATGCTACGGGTAGAGAAAAAGCTTTAAAATATGCAAAAATGGGATATAAAGTTTTTATATATCCTGACTATATAACACAGAAGGATTTTAATGATATGTTAAAAGAAGGAATGACAGTAGAGAGTATTGACAATTTAATAACCAGTAACATCTATCAAGGTATTATAGCTATTACTAAACTAACATTACAGATGTAAATATACAAGAAGGAAAAATATTATGAAAAAACTGAGTAAAGAAGTGAGTAGAGAAGTAAGTAAAGAAAGAAAAGTTAATAGCTTTATTAAGATAGATAATAATAAAGCTATTTTAAATATGGATAATGTAACAAATGTAACATTTACAAACATTAAAAATCGTATAATTTTTAATTTATCAAACAATATTGAAATTCATACGCAAAATGGAAAACAAATTATTTCAGATTATCGCTACGATGATAGTTGGGATGTTGATGAATTTGCACTACAAAAGTCTAAAGTTATTAAGGTTATGACAAAAAATAAATGGATTAGTCCATTATATGAAGGTCATCATTGGATTAACCCATCATATATTACATTTGTTAATGTTGATTATTCTCGTTTTCGTGTTATGATTAATCTTTCAAATAGTATCACAAAACCCATAGGGACTAATAAAGAAATGATGTTAGTAAATGACTTTGTATTCTGGACACATGATTGTGAAGAAGATATGGAAGCATCATTAGAACACATTAATAACATTTTAGAAACACTTTAGCAACACTTTAGAACACTTTAATAAAATAGGAGAGTAAATGGAAGAAAAAGATATGTTAGTAGATAATTTTTTAAACAGCAAAAAAGAGTTTCTAGAAATTAAGACTGATGAATTATTAATGGCACTTATTTCACTTGAGATGGAAAAGAAAGAAATTGACGCTGAAATTAAAAAAGTTAAGCTAATAGCTAAAGATGATGGGGTAGATGTAAATGCTGTTTCAAAAGTGTTTAGCAAAATTAAATCACGCCTAAAAACCAAAGATGAAGAGCTTTCAAAAGAAGATATTCTTGAAGATCATATATTAAATTCTGAAAACATTATTAATGAAATTTCTGAATTAGTACGACCAATTGTTGTTACTATTGATGAAGATTAAAGGAGGAATATAATGGTAAAATATAAACTAAAATATGAATACAATAGCGAAGAATACATATCTAATGTAGTTAGTATGGACTTAGTTACTAAAACAGCTACTGTTATACACGGTAGCTTACAATTAAGTCTTCCATATACTAAAAAGACTCTTATTGAATTTACTAAATACTATGATGGAAATGATGTTGAAATGTACGAAGGGGATAATGTTATAATTGGTCCCTGGAAAGGAGTTATTATGAAGCGTGGAAACATTTTCGTAGTAGCCACATCTGATAAACAAGATTCATTTATTAATTTACATGAAATATATTCTGAAGAAAAAGAAGATAATTATGGTAATTACTATGCTATTCCTAGCATAAAGAAAATATAGAAGATTTTATGTAGTGATGGTAAATACCACTACATAAGAGTTAAAATAACAAACTCTAATGCTCTTTGGTTGGTCCATTAGAGTTTGTTATTTTAAGACCAACCAGTCACTCTTATAGATAATACTATAAGGTACCACTATGAATTATTATGCATATGTGTATAGGATTACACACTTAAAAACTAGAATGCACTATTATGGTTCTCGCTATTGTAATATGGAAGCTAGATATTCTGTAGATGCATAGAAGATTTAAAGAAATACCAAACATCATCTTCAAACATCAATTTTAAGAAAGAATTAAAGGAACACCCTGAACACTTTAGTTTTAAAATTGTTAACAGGTTTTGTGATGGTAATTCTGCCATTAATTACGAATCAAAACTTCATTATAGGTTTAATGTTTCTGAACACCTAAGTTTTTATAACAGAAGCAATCAAGTACCTGCTAGTGGGTACTCAACATACGATGGTATTGAAGTATATAACTTAGAATTAAATACTATTGAAGTTATCAACAATATAACCAAATCTAGAAATAATGGTTTGTCATTTTATGATCTTATATCTGAGCGACAAAAAATATTATATGGTAGGTATTGTTTATTAAAGAATATTGAAGAGTGTAAAGAGTTATATTCTTCTCTATATGATTTTGTTGTTCTATACTATTATTGCCCAAAACTGTTGCATATCTTATCTATTAAATTAAGGAAATATGAGTGTAATCAATTACTTGGTGATGGTAAGATACAACAATTGATAACAAAAAGTAGAATTATGGTAAATGGTTATTATGTAGATTATGCTAGATGTAAACATGATTATACACCTCACACCTTTTACTATTATGATGATAAACTACAAAAGATAATAGAAGAGTCAATATTGTTAATAGACCGTAATTTAGTTATTGGTGCTGATCATATAAAATTGCTAACTGGAAGAACTAGATATGTTAATAGATATTATATTAATAAGGAAGAATGCATAAAAGATAATGAAGTAGTAACATTGTTTTTATACAATAATTTAGAGTCAATAGCTGTGTCTTGTAAACGTATTAATTTTTTAGATACTTTTGGTGTACAATACCATAGTGATTATTTTAATAGCAATAGAGTGTCAGTGCATGGGTATTATTTAAGCAAAGAATTGTGTGATTACTACAATACCAATATTAAAGTTATTAATATTGCTTCAAATGAAGAGTTATATATTAAAATAAAAGATTTTAATAAGTGTATTGGAAGAGCATATAGTAAAGACAGAAATGTAATAAATGGGTTTAAGGTTTTACACCCTTCCCAAATATCTCATCCTCAGTCCAAACCATAAATGTTATGTTGTTAATAGCACACCAACTTTTACAAGCTTCCCATTTTAGTCTATTAGTTTCCATTGTAACCACAGATTCTGCAAGACGTTTCTGTCCCTTAGGTGTTGTAATATCTCCAGA